CAGCTCTTTCCATAGCTTTGAGTTGTCCCCACCTTTCAGCTTCCCATCTGCTGTCAAATGTTAATCCCATAGCTACAGTTTTTTTCGCAAAATATTTGTTGGTTCTTCTGTTCTTTTTGGGTATAAATGGGTATGAATAGGTCATGGAGGTAGTATAATGACAGACATATCAAAATTCAAGTCAATAGCTGTAGATATTGACACCTACAAAAAACTTAAATTAATTTGTAAAGAAGAAAGAAGAAACGCAAGACAACAAATAGGTTTAATGGTTGATAAGGAATGTGAAAAGTTAAATATTAATACTGAAAGCAAAGTCCTTGGTTTAGGTGGACTCAATCGTTCTCATCCTTGAAATCAGGCGATTCGCTCTGTTTGGAACTTGTTTGTGCCAACGGCTGTCTTCCATCTGAATTGCACATTCAGACCAGTTATTTTCTGCGAGTGCAGCACGAAACTTTATAAATTTGGAAAATCTTGGACGACCGAGATTAAACATCATGTTCGCACAAATCTTTTGTGCCTCTTTAGGTAAATCATCAAAGTTAGGAAATAACTCTCTGCATTCAATAATCGTTATCTCAATGTCTGATTGAAATAATTCATTAACTCTTTCTTCATCTATTGCTGTGCCAACAGGAAGTCCGTGTTCAGGGTCTGTTTCTCGAATCAAATGTCCGATTCCTAGCGTAGGTAGCTGAAGGTGGTCGAGGTATATTTCGTATTTCACGCCCTCGTCAATTTTAAGCTCTTCTCTTAATTCATCTATGTTCATCTGTTAAATAATCCTCCATATTGTTCTTTTGGCACTGACAATGGTGATCTGCCTCTAGTAGCAATAGCTTGATCTGCTGGACTTAATCCAAGTGTTGCACCTACTCCAGGTTGTGTAATATCTATATTACCAACAGCACTTACATTAGATGCTGGTTGTACGTTAATAGAACCTAACCCTGTATTTGTCCTGGCTGGTGGCCTTCTATCTTCTGGTTGAGGCCCAACAGCTTGAGCAAGAACTTGTCTTGGAACAGCCGAAGTTATCTGTGCTCTAGTGATCCCTAAATTAAGTCTTCCAGCTGCATCATTTACTGCATCAGCTACT